GGCAATATTAACCCTCCCATATATGTAAGCTGAACTTGGAGTATCACTATATTTTTCAGATTCAATTCTATTTAATCCGTGTAATTCATCTACTCCAAAGTAATTAAATAATTCAGTTGAATTTTCCCCTAATAATAATTGGTATCCATTTCTTCTAATTGCTCTCATCTTTTTTATCTTTATTTACTTCTGTTAGTTTATTTTTGATTTTATTTCCAAAGTTGAATACATCCATCAATCTTTTGATTATACCTTTACCCCAAATAACTTTTGAGTTCTCATCTATTGATGTTAATTCTCCATATATTAACCCTAGGGACACTAACTTGGTTGAAAGTAATTCAATACTAACAACATACTTTACAAATTCATTCAGAAGGAATTTATCCAACATAAAAAATAATAAGACGAGTATGGTATAACCTAACATTTTGGGAAGAAATCCCCTAATAAAATTCCTTGATGTCCATTCAATCTTTAATCCCTTTGATTGTTGTTTCTTTACCCTCATATAAGCAAGTATTGTATCGGTGAATACAAAGCTTAGGACAACTAATAATATTCCTGCAGCGGGTGCAAAGAATGTCAATAAGGAAAATAGTGTAGCTAATAATGTTTCTTTAATCGTGTTCATTGTATTTGTTTAATAAAATAATAATCCAGCGTCCCACTTAGGACTTTCATTGGGGTGTATAATACCATCATTGTTTGTTTGGTATTGGGGAAATAAACTTCTATTAACACAAAGGTATTTGGTTAGTCTTTGTTCGTAAAACTCTGCTCTATTCTCCGCATTGGATATTAAAAATCTTAATTCATTACCAGGTGCTGGAGTACCGAACTCATCGAATTGTGATTGGGGGCCTTTGTTCTTAACTTGAAATGCTAAGAAGGGTAAAGCCATTGCTAATGTTCTATAAGCCTCAGCTGGTTTAATGTAATCTTGTACCAAAATAACTTCATTAGCATTTAATGTCTGAGCAGAAAAAACATTCAAAAGATATTCATAAAAATTAGAACCTAATATCTCTTGGATATATAAGTCTTGTGCTGCTTGTATGTTTGGTTTTATGTCCTTGGTATCAAGGTTTCTACTGATTGGAAGGTTATCTCTTAGGTAAGCCTCACTCACAAATAAAATGTTATTCATAGTTAAAAGATATTAGTTGGATTTAGAGTAAATGTTCCCTTGATATTGTTTATCCCATAAAAGAAATTCACAACTTCATTGAGGGTTCGTTGATTTGGTTTTACAAAAGTATTTTGAAAGATGTTATAAGCAACCTCCATCTCAGTTCCAGCACCTAAACTACCAGGTACAGCAATACCCATAATGATTGGATTGATGGTGTGTGAAAATGCGATATTTTTAATTATCGTCTCATTGGTTACCTCAAAGTCATCCCCTAACTTATTTCCCTCCAACACTTCTACCTCTGGTAGTAAATCCTTTCCGTGACTAAAAAATGTTAATACTTTACCAGCATTTCTAGCACCAGTAAAACTTGCTCTTAATTGTCTAACAAAGTTTTGTTCATCTTGTTGATTTGCGAACTTCTCAGGGAATTTTAATACAACACTGGGGTTAATACTATTGTCAATATTTGACTTGTGGTAGTAACTTATCTGTCCATCAAGGTATAACCAATTAACCGCATTCGCATAAGTGGGTTGAGCATAATATTCAAGCCCTGGACTATACCCCTGCCATACATATAATTGTTGTGTTTCATCCTTAGCATACATATCAAAAGCTGGGATATATACATAATTGTTTTGAGAACTCCTTAATGATGCAGTCCAGTCATCATTATAAGCATATTTTTTAATCTTACCATCCACCTTCTTGGTTGCCCTAATTTTTGATGGTTCAATCCTATCAATTCGTATAATCTTCGTATGCTCAACATTCCAAGTAACCTTAATACAAATTCGGTTATGTATTAATAAGTCAGATGTAATTTGGTTTAATACATTTGAGTTGAAGAAATACTCCATCTGTTTCATTGCGATTAAATCGGCTTCTGTGACACCAGGATTGGGTTGGACATTATAACCTGCACCAATCAGATTAAATGACTTGAAATTGACAATGGATGCGTGGAATGGGGATGAATAATATAAATTATTCAACAAGTTTGGATATTGATTATCAACTCCAAAGTAAATGTAGTTTGCATTGATTAATTCCGTTACAGCTGGGATTGAAAAATCATAATCTGTACGACTTGTTTCCCTATTTACTGAGTAAAACTTCTCGTGTTTATATGTCTCAATAATTGGTTGTTGTATTTCAACGGGTTGTTTCTTATTAGAAAATCCAAATAAATTCATATTCTTTATATTTAATTTTTATCTATATACCTCTGGGATGGTTAAATCCTCACCATTAACTATAACCTTACCTGTCTCCAAGATATTGCCCGTAGTGGCAGATATGCTCAATGTAACACCAGTACTTTCATATATGTTATAATCCCACATACCTGGAGGTGTTAGATTGATTGTACCACCAGTTAAATTAACGAATGTAGTCCCTGTTTCAAATACAACAAAGATATTATACCTTGATTTATATTGGGACAAATCAGTCGCCATAAAATTCACCACATTATTAACATCAGTAGTGCTGCTGAATGAAAACAAAAAGTTGGGGTTTAGTAATGTGCTCTTCTCGGTTAATGTTGCCACAACTATATTTGAGCTATTCTTGTCAATATTTATCATAATTGATTTTGTATAGTTATAAATATGATATAACCCCTCTGTTAATGAAAAAAACATTAACATATATTTAACTAAAATAATCTTTATTATATCAGAATTTTTTCTCTTCCGACTATTTATAGTTATGGGAGCAGGAAATTTTAGAAAAGATTTACATCTTGGACAGGATGTTGAAAAAATAGTACTAAACTATTTGGTTAAATTGGGGTGCGAAGTTGATGAGGAGTTGAATGATAATAACAAATACGACTTTAAGGTTAAAACCCCCAAGGGTGATATAGTCAGTTATGAGATAAAATCAGACTATCAGATTACAGAAAAATACGATACAGGTAATATCTATGTTGAACATACTTCAAGAGGTAAGTCATCAGGTATAAATACAACACAAGCAGATTGGTTCTGTTATTACTTCGTACATCTTAACCAAGGATGGTTTATAAAGATGGATGACTTGAGGGAAATGATTAAGGAGGAGATGTTTAGGAGTGGATGTGCTATTGATGGTGATGGTTCAAAATCTTATGGTTATCTTATCCCAAGACTACACCCCGATATAAAGAAATTATTTATTGTTAAAAATTTGTTAAAATAGGTACTTTTGAAAACTTGGTGATATTTATATATAGAACATAAAACTAAAACAAACACAAGCATGAAAACTAAAATTATTTTTTTGATAAAGTTGATTTTAACTATTTATTATACAATCATCTTTAATATTTTTATGGTAGATAACTTCCATACTAATATACTTATACAAATATCAACCTGCTTAGTATTCTCAATGGTATTTTACAATTTGTTATCCCATCAAGTTAAATTCATTGAGGACACTAAAGAAATACTATAAGCTGTATTTGTTTTTTATAATCACCCCTAACACGCTCCCATAGTTAGGGGTTTTTTAATTAAAATTATTGAACTATGAAATTAAAATGTCAATGTTGTTTAGGTAAAGGATTTTATTACTCCCTATCAAAAGTAATAATATTTAAACCCAAACACGAAAAAGAAATGCCAGCTAAAATTGATATTGTTAAAAATACAATTGAATTTGATGGACAATTATTCCTCAGTAGAAAAGCATTTATAATGTACCTCAACAATATGGATGATTGTGGTAAATGGTTAGATTATTTTTATAATCTCCATATTGACAATTCAGATACTTATGTCAATAATGTTTTTTACAATATAAATGAAAGATATGGCATTGAGTTCCAATAAAAAAACCCCTCATTTTAGAGGGGTTTTTACTTCTTGGGTGAAGTACGATTGTGCGCAAATTAAATAAATATGGAATATTAGATTAGAGTTAATACAACTGCTTCATCTATCTCCAATGCAGGTAATGCTGCCTCAGATGTAAATGTTAGAGTGTAACCATTCAAGTCAGCCTTAGCCGTTCCTGAACCTCCACCACCACCGGTTAGATTTACTTTATCTTCTGGGAAACCAAATGCCCAATACAAACCATTACTATCCTTTACGATAACAGTCAAATCAGGTTGTCCTGATGCTATCAAAAGTAAAGATTGTCTTTTTACAGCTTCGCGTCTTGCCAACTGCAATGTTATTGTCTGATTATAGAATGTTGAACCATTAACCAAATCAATAGTTGGAACTTCCTCATAAGAAGAAGAGTTTCTATTAAATTCAAATTCAACAAATGCTGTTCCCGCAGACATTGAAGCAGCTGTGATAACACCAGTTGTTTCAGTAAATGCAGTTACAAAATCAGCTGGGGCAATGTAAAACTTTACAATACCACCCGCATTGCTATCACAAGATTTTAATATACTTGTTAAACTATTACAAACAGCCATTTTTATTTTTATTTAGAGTTTTGTTTATTGTTAAAAAAATGGGGCATCTCTTTCACTTCTAGCCCCTTATAAATTAATAATATATATGGGAAAAATTATCCTACAAATAATACTATTTCTGAACCAAGCAAATAAGAAACACCGAATTTGAATCTACCAGCAATTCTCAATGTATCAACAGCAGCTACATTCCATTGTGGAACAACAGTTACAGTTTCAAAATCATCTAACAAGTCAGTTAAGATAAGGAAGTTAGATTTAACACCACATACCATTGTGTTAGGTGGCAAACCAGGACTCCATACTAAAGGTATTCCTAAGAAGTTAGGTTCTTTAGCCCCAACATAGTAAGCTTCAGATGAAGCAGCAGCTACGGCTTGTTGGTATAATTTATAAACTGAAGTTGAAACATAGATAACCAAGTCAGGGTTATTGATGATTGTTTCAGGGATAACAGCATATACTTCAGTAATTGCCGAGATAACATTTGACAATGTAATCGCAAATGTAGTAGCAGCACTAATTACTGTTGCATCACCAGTCAATTGTAAAAGCAAACCATCACAAATGTTAGTTGGATAAGTTGGAGAAGTAGCATCACCCTGCCATACAGCAAGTTCCAAGTCATTCTGAACTTTTTTCTTAACTTGCTCTAACATATAGTTAGTGAATAACTCAGGAGCAACCTCACCTGTGTTAGAACCAGCTCTAAGGTATTCACCTAAGAAGTTAGCTTCAAATGTAGTTACACAAAGTTCCAATTGGAACTCTTTATCACAAACCTCAAATGCTTTTTGAGAAAGTGTTCCCTCACCAGCAGGGCTCCAAGAACAACCAGCGTCCTTGATTAATTCACCTGCATCATATTGAGGAAGTTTAATTTTTGATTTAACACCAGGGATAGTTCTAAATGTTCTGATTGTAGTACCATCCAAAAGAGC